TACTTGTTCACTCATTTTTTTTAATTTTATTTATTTATTTATTTATTTATTATTCTACTTCTACTATAATATCATAATCTAGTAGTGTATTAAAGGCCAATTTAAATGACATTGGGGCTTCTAAAAACGCCCTATCAATACCTAAGGCATCGTCAACTTCTTCATTATAAATTAACACAACCTCTAAAAAACATCTAATAGATTCATACTTCGCAGCATCAATCTCTCTAGAGCGTGGCATGGTTGTTTTAGTAGTTTCAGTAACAGTGTTACCGTCTTTATCAGTTATAACTTTTTCTTCAATCTCTTCACTGATTTCTGGGTTATTAACTCTGATAATTTCATCGATTTTATTAATATCGATTTTAAAAATTTTTCCTCCAAAACTTAACATATCTCTAATTAATTTCTTCGTAAGTCGTTATTTTAGTATTCAATATCTTATCCCTTAACTCATTATCTTTAATGAATTCCAAAATAGAATCTAATTCAAAATCTGATTTTGATTCTTTATTATAAGATGAGTTAATCTTGATTGATATCTTATCGTTAGGTTTAGTTTCTAATGCTCTTGGGTTGGCTGTGATTAATAAATCAACATTACCCCAAATATCCTCATAATTTTGAACAAAGTTTATTTGTTCTACACGACAACCTAATTTAGATAGGAAAAAATATGTTGATGGGATACTTTTAACAACTTCTTTTGATGTTATAATGATTTCGTGTTCTTCTTCATCCTTCGTGTCCATAAGGAACATGTTGAATTGGTTCATTAAGTTTTCATGAAGTTGGTCAGCATGACCAAATATTTCTAAAGATGCCTCCAAATATAAGAACTTATTCATTTCATCAATAGTTTTAAATTTAAAATGATTAATTAAATCAAAACTATCCACAGGGTTTTTATCGATATCTACTTCACCGATATACTTTTCATAGGTGTATGCTAATTGCCCTATAAAATCCCTTAAAACTTCGTTAATATCTATACCTATTTTCATATTAACCAAAATACATCACATTTTAGTTAAAGTAAAGTTTATAATTTAAATTTTCTTTTTAAATATATATTTAACCTTCTAAGTAATGGGTGTTTCTTTTTTTTGTTTGGTTTTTTAGTTTGTTTATCAGTTAAATCTTTATTTTGATTCCTTTTAGTAGGTACGTTATTAGAAACATTATCATAGTTTTTTAGAATCTTACATATAATTTTGTTTCTAACTATATCTTCTTTTTCAAATTCAAAGAAACCAATTTCATCGATGTTCTTATGTCTGTTCATGGCATCATATAAACCACTTTGTTTCACATTTCTATATTTATCTGATTGGTCTAAGTCTCCAGATAAAACATATTTAGAATTTTCACCTATTCTTGTTAGAATGGTTTTAACTTGTTCTGGCGACATGTTTTGGACTTCTTCGATGACCACTATTGAATTATCAATTGTTTTACCTCTAATGAACCCTAACGGTTCTACTTTGATTATTTCTAATTCTTCTAATTTTTGTCTATTAGCTTTACCTATAATTTTATCAATAATATCTAATGAAGAGGCAACATGTGGTTCCATCTTTTCTTTCATATCACCTGGTAAGTGACCAAGTTTTTCACCAGCTTCAATAGCTGGCTTGGTGATAATTAATGTGTCGTATGGGCTAGTTTTATTTTGTAACAATTCGATACCTCTTGCAATCGCAATATAACTCTTACCTACACCAGCTGGACCAGCCGCTATAACTATTTCTTTTTCATTAATTAGGTTTGCGAATTCTTTTTGTTTTATATTTTTACACTTAAGTCTGTGTTTTTTTGGTAGGATAACATCTATAACCCTATCATTATTTTCTGCTACTAAAACTGATGTTGAACTTCTTCTTTGTGTTTTGGACATATATTACCTTTTTGATTCCTTATTTTTGTATTTTTGGTCTAGTTCTTCTAACCTGTACTTTTCTAATAAATATTCACCATTTAAGATTACTTCAGATTTAAATTTAATCACATAATAACCATCAAACTGAACTATCTTATCAAACTCCTTAACTTCATAATGAAATTGATGGAAGTCTTTAACACCAATATCTTTATATGATGTAAAACCAACACCAATAATATCTAACATGTTACTAGCTCTAGGGTTTTTAATCGCTTTTTTAACCTCAGATAAAAATAATCTAGTTTTTCTATCATACTCATCAGGGTAAATACTTACGTAGAATTCTAATAACCTTTCCTTGTCATTTATTATACGGATATTTAGTTTATTAGTAAAGGATTCCAACTCAAATTTAGGTCTTAAATCTCTAATTATTTTAATTGGTTTATCAGTTTTAATATTAGAGTGGTAATCATCATTACTTATTTCACCTAATGTCGCTGATTTAGACTCATCATCAGATTTAACTGATTCAACTCTTTCATCTAAATCATATTCCTTAATATTATCATTTGATATAATGTCAATTCCACTAAGAGTAACTTCTTTATTATTTATAACCATTTCAAGTGGGTAGTCATCATGAGTATCTAATTTAATTTTCTTTAAACCAGATTTTATTGTAGCTGAAGTACTTTTTTTAACATTTAAATCATGGTAACCTTCATCATCTACAGATAATGAATTAATAACCATTTTATCAGAAGCTTCCAAGACTTTAAATAGTCTCCACCTTAATTCTTTTACTTCTTGAGTTATTTCACCTCTATCTAGTGCATCTGCTAGAGTTCCTTGATTGTGTCTTTGTACTTGACCGATATTACCTTCTAACTCAATAGATGATTGTTTAAGGGAATCCTTCTCAACACTAGCTGTTGCTAATGCGAATGCGGTTGCTTGTCTTTTAAACCATTTTTTAATTTTATCTATCATTGTATCGGTATTATGATTTCTTCACCAACAATTTTATATCGTACCTTTTCTTTATTTTGATTCATTGATTTTAATAATTCTTCCGCTTCATTGAAGTCTTTAGCGTTAATTTTTGGTCCCTTGGACCCATCACTTTTTACTGTTACAAATGTTTTCATACTCTAATATATGTGTTGTAGAATAATTGTCAAGCTTTTGGAAGAACATTACCTTTTTTGCATTTTCAGAACCAATAACTTCCTTATCCTTGTAATCATCGCCCACTACCATTGTATGAACATTATATTTATCTATTGACGCTATTAGTTCTTTTTCAGAGTTAAATATAACTACCTGGTCAACATATTTAATAGCTCTAAGCATTTCAGTTCTATCAAATTGATTATTGAATGGTCTAGTATCACCTTTGAGCTCTTTAACACGCTCATCGCTATCTATACCAACTATTAATTTATCACCTAAATTTTTTGCGTATCTAAGTAATTCTATATGACCTATGTGTAATACATCAAAACACCCATTAACCCATACTATCATATCTCTTCAATCCTTTTAGTTTTATCACATATGAGTAAATCATAATGTGGTTTTTCGTTACAAATTATTTCGTGGAATAAGCAACCCCATTCTACTAACTGTTTATTAGTTAGTTCGGTCCAGTTTTTACCAGACGTTTGACCTCTGGCTGTCCAATATATTATGGTGTGACCTTCATTATAAAGTTTATTTATTTTATCAACGTTTTCTTGGATGGGAATCGATTTATGGTAATCCGAGTTAAATGACTCGCAAATAGTACCGTCTATGTCAACATATATTAGCATATTTATTTTTGAGAGTCACCTGGTTCGACTCTATAGCTATCTTCATCAAAGTGTTCTGTTGATACTTCAAAAACTGTAGCACCATCAGTTAGTGCTTTAAGCTGGTGTGGTTGTCCCTGAACTAAGTGAATTATATCACCTTCTTTAATTGTTTGTGTTATTCTATTTGCGTTTGTAGTGTCAATCCAATTATATTCAAATTCACCTTTAGATATGTACCATGTCTCTTCCTTGCGAATATGATAGTGCATACTAAACTTAGCTCCTTTATTGAATACAAGTAATTTACCACAATAAGCTTCACTATTGTGTATCCATAATTCGTAGCCCCATTTCTTTGGTACTAATTTTCCTTTTTTTGGTATTGGTTTACTCATTACTTAATAACATTTAAGATATTTTGGACAACTAATTCTGCTCTCTTAGAATCTAATTTAACCCCATATTCACCATTTAATAGCTTTTCTCTACTATAATGAGCAAACTCTTCTCTCTCATTGTCGTGTGTTAACCAGTAGTCTATTTTACTCGCTAAATCGTCCGTGTCGTCTTTATTAACCCAGATAAGTCCATCGCCATATAATTCTTTCATGTATGGAATATCGAAACTAATTACTGGGCATAATTGTTGTATTGATTCAGCTGGTGGAATACCAGACCAATGTTGTATGGCTAATTTACTCTCAGCGTAAATCTTTACCTTGTCATCATTATTAAAAGCGCCCAGGGCCTCAATATTAACGTTAGGGTGAGATATGTTTCCACCAATCACAACGAACTTGGGTTTAGTTTCAGTCTTAGCGATAGCTTCAACTGTGCGTGACACTCTTTTCTTACCATCATTAACCCTGGCAATAGTTGCAACTTGATTCTTCTTTGGTAAGTTAATTATATCATATTCTTTACAGGCTGGATACCTAACAAACTTATTGTTGAAATCAATCCCAGTCTTTTCCTTAATCCATTCAAACCCACCTGGAGTAGAACTAAGTGCGAGACTAACAACATCAGCGTCTTGCATGGCTTTTAAGTTCTGCATGTACCTACCTTTGTGACCTAAGTTGGTTGGTTCGTTAAAGTATTTGGACCATCCATTTTCAAATCTATATGGTGGTACCCATTCACCATGAATATAACAGGGGATGTTGGCTTCTTTTGACAGTTTAATAGCAATTGATGGTACATTATTACCATCCATGTCGCCCCAAATCAAATCATAACCTATAGCGCTATTTTTAACTGGTCTGTAAGTTTGATTAAAAATATCTATTTCTATATTACCATAATTTAAATTAATATATTTGGCTAAATTTTCGCTTGGTGAGTTTAAATTGGTTTGCCCACCAGGACATATAAATAGTATTTTTATTTTGCGCTCCATTTCGTAAAAATTCTTTCTAAATAATTATCTTCTAACATCCACTTGGGTACTATATGTGGGCGACTATTAACGATGTTTTTTAGTGATTCGAATGACCTTTTTTCTATATTAATTAATGCTCTTTCTTTTGCTTGTGACCAAACAAAATCCCTTAAGAATCTTTCATAGTTAACCATATTGTCTAATTCTTCGAACCTCCAGAAAGTGCCAGACCAGTTATTATTACTTGGTCTTTCTTTTAAAGTTACTCCACACTCTTTAAGAGTTGTAAGTAAGATATCATCAACACTATTGTCATGGTACACCACCATTTTGGCTTTAGGGAAAATGTCTTTATATTTTTTAGCGTTTCTAATTAATCCATCCCTATAAATGTCTGTGGATTTTCTACCAGAATTAAAAAATATTGGATATGAAATTACTAAACCCATTACTTTCTTTTAATTCCAATAAAACCAGGTCCTAATATACTTTGGGTTTCTAACTCCCAATTATCATTATCAGCTAAAAATTTATTAAATGCCTTTAGGACACCATAACCAGTTGGTCCAGGAGTCCCTTCAGCTTCAGTATCATCAGAGAATATATACTTATTAACTTTACCTTCAAATTTATTTAATTCTTTATAAACGTGTGTCTCAGAATGATTCCCATCCAACCATAAAAAATCTGTTTGTTCAAAATCATCAATATTAATATCTAAACTATTTTTAACATAAAATTCATATTTAATATTATTTTTTTCTGCCAATTCTTTCACACCATTTTTAGAAAAGTCTTTTATGTCATAGGATACTAATTTATTTGGTTTTGTATATAAAAACACTCTAGCCGTGTGACCTATGTTATGTCCCACTTCTGTGATATGATTACAATTTTTAATATGTTTTAATAAATCTCTTAGATGGTCACCGTATAGGTTGTTAGATTTTTTGTCATATTCATTTAATGGTTTGTAATTTTCTTTATTGTATGGGACTAAATGATGTGGACCATCACACGCCCATTTAAAGGCTTCTTCAAGATTAGTGGTTTTATTCACTATTTTTCCATATTCATTTTTTAAATTACTCATATTTGAACTATATCTTTTATTTTTATATTACTATAAATATAGGTTATATTGTACTATAAATCAAGTTTTATATTTGTTATTTTAGTATTTTTTTAGCCCATTCAAGCCTACTAAACTTTTGAACGGACTTGTAACCATTTTCGGCAATTATTAACCGTTCTTCTTCATTATTAAGGTAGTATTCAATCTTATTCTTTAATTCATTACTATTATTGAATGTAACCAGGTCTTTACCGTCTATAAAATCTAGTCCCATGTTTGGCCACGGTTCAGTAAGTAGAAATCCTTTACTAGCCAATACCTTATAGGTTCTGTCGGAAGTGCCACCTTCAGTGAAGTTTAAGTTAATTTTAGATTGACTAACTGCTTCAGAATGTTTTTCACCATATGCGTCAGATATAACTTTAAACCCTATTTCTCTATGGTAATCAACTCTTTTATTTCTAAGCACACCAATAAATGAGGCTTCATATAGGTAATCAGTATTTACAGGATAATTCTGTATGTGGTCGAAACCTTCTTGTAAGAAGTTTACTTTATCACCACCATATTGCTTTGCAGCTTCATATGGGTCCCACAATGCACAATAAACCTTATGACAATGTTTTATCTTTTTAACTAATGATTTATTGAAGTTGTAATTGAGTGGGTCCATGTACCAAAGTACGGTTTTCGTAATCTCGTTACATTCGATAACAACCCTTACATCTATTTCATTACATTTACTGAATATAAGAATGTCTGGTTTTTCATTATTACAGGTTTCGATAAGAATGTCGTCACGTTTATAGTTTCCTACCTTAGCTGCTATGTCTCTATAATTGAATTCAATTACCTGATGCCCATTCTCTTGAAATGCTTGTGACTGAGCCCAATTAGTAGAGCTCTTGTTAAATACTGCTACGAATAGTATCTTCATATCATTTTTTTATCTGGTAATGCTACACCTCTTTTTGATACAACGTCAGCTGAAAGTCTATTAGCGAGTCTTATGCCACTCTCTATTTCACCGTCTATAAGGTAACCATAAACCAAACCAGCTAAAAACGTGTCCCCAGCACCAACGACATCTCTGACAGGTACTTCTATAGTTTTATGTTGTTGGCCTGAATAAAGGCAGCCATCGGAACCAAGTGTAACAATTAATTTATTTTTGAAAAAATTATTTGAAAGGTATTTGATGTGTTTTGGGTTGTTAAATTCTTTTTGATTAATCTTAATATAATCACATTCAATAGCCCATTCATCAATATCTTTTTTAGTATCCATAAAGGTTTTGATATTCAAAGCCTTAGTGTGCGTAAATAAGTTACTTAAAAATTCCTTACCTAAAAGACCTTTATTATAATCACTGATAACAATAGCATCATATTCTTCTAACCTACTAACATCAATATCCTTCAATGTTAACGCTTTTAATTTTGGTTCATCGTCAACCCTAATGAGTATATAATTAGATACTTCATCAACAAACCTACTCTTAGTTATTTGAGCTTTATTTGAAATAAATTCAGTTGGTAATCCTAACCATTTTAAATTCTCATATACATTACCAGCCATTCCTACATTGGAGTGTGATTTAGTTTCCTTGAATACTGGTGTTGGAGCTTCTGGATTAAGTCTATCGCAAGTTCCATAAATGAACTTATCAAGACAGGTTTCTCCCAGTAGTAGTATCTTCTTTCCTTCCATCTTTTAAGTAGTTTAAATAGTCTCTACACCCATCTTCTAATTGAAACATTGGTTCCCAGTTTGGTAACCACATTTCTTCGTTAGCTTTAGTGTAAAACTGATACCATTCTGGTATCTTATCTTCACTCACATAATTATACGGAATTTTACTCATATTGTAAAGGAAATCTTCAAAAGACCTTGACGAACCGCTACCCACGTCATAAATACCACATTCAGCTTCAGATGCTGCAATATTAGCTGATACTACATCCTTAACATAAACAAAGTCTCTTGTTGGTTTTTTAGGGAATAAATTAAATGAGTATATCATATTATTTTGGTGATGATGAAGATATGCTTGGTAACCAATTGATGACATATTACCCTTGTGCTCTTCACCAGGCCCATAAACATTAAAATATCTAAGTGATGTAAAACCTTCTGGATAAGAAAGTCTACCATATTCTTCACCTAATAGCTTAGACCAGGCGTATATGTTATTTGGAACACTTGTATTGTGTCCATCACCATAAACACTTGCGGAACTTGAGTAAATTACCTTCTTACCGTGTTTATTAGCTAAGTCAGTTAATATTTTAGTGAATTGATAGTTATATAAAAGCATTTCATGGTAATCTTGATTTGCAGTATCAGAGATAGCTCCTACATGGAAAATAACGTCACATTCTCTAACAAGATTATCAAACACATTAATGTCTTCACCTAAATATTCTATAACATTTTCTTTCTCGATACCTAATATGTTATAACCTCTTTTTATCAGAACCTTTTTCAAGTTCTGACCGATAAAACCATTATATCCTGTTAATAATGCAATCATACTATATTTTTTATAATTTTTGAAATATCTAAAGGTTTTGGATTCCATCCACCTTCAGAATAAAATATAACCTTTGTTCTTAATGGATTCCAGTCTTTTTCATACCTAACCCTATTATATTCGGTACTCCATACTAAGTGTGTCATACCAGCGAGACTAGCTAGGTGCATTGGGCCACTACTTGGTCCTATGATAAGATTACTCTCATTCATTGTCGCAACTAACTCATCTAAATCAATACCTCTTAAGTCTTCAGTACCTGGGATATGAAATGATTCATGATTACCAATACACGCAACCGATAAGTTACCTAAATCTTCTTTTAGTTGTACCCATTGTTCGTAAGACCAGTTTCTGTCAGAACCAGTTGATTTATTTCTACAATGGAATATAACATCAAACTTTTTACCTTTCTTATCGGATATTAATTTTATAAAATCTTGTTGACTAAAGAATAATCCCTTAGTGTCTGTAACACCTTTCTGACTATACCTCATGCCGATATCAAAAACACCATTTAAATAATCAGTATGTGGAATACTTGATATGATATCGTTTGCTGATTTAGCACCGTGACAATTCCATGCATCAGTTTTAAAACTTTCTGGGTCAAACTTTATATATTCATCAGCAAAGTCTGAATATAATAATTTATTTGTTGGTCTCCCTATTATGATAGTCTTGTCATAATTTTTTGATAATTTTCTAACAAATCCTTGCCAACAAAATAATTCCCATCCAAACTCCCCAATCCATGGTCCAGCCAATAATATTTTAGGTGTTGTATGCATCTATATAAGTTTCTTTTATTTTAGGGATTATACTATCAACATCAAATATACTCAAGTCTTCTGGGACTTCCATGAATTCAGAGTCAATAATATTTCCTTGTTTATCCACGTTATAAATTATTGCTGGTTTACCACATAAGAACCCTTCAATGGTTGTTCTTCCAAGCATAATCCCAGCAGTTTCATCGCACTTATAAAAGAATTCTTCTATGTTATCTGTTGGTGGGAAATACTTAACATGTTCATTATCTTGACCTAATTTAACACCGTAACTATTACTATCCTTACCAACAAGCCATAACTCCTTATTTTGTTCAACACACTTATCTACTAAGTCTCTAATAGATTTTTCTCTTAAATAATCCATTGTACCAACGAAAAGAGTTACTTTTTTATCTGTTCCAGATGGTAAACTTTGTTTCTTAAATCTAGATTTATCAAATGGGTTATAAATAACTTCTACGATATCTTTACCAATACCAAAGTTTTCTACAATATAGTCCTTAATACTTGGTCTAATTGCAATATATTTCTTAATCTTAGTGTCAACTATTGGGTTCTCTAAATCAATTACCTCAGACCTAACAATATTAACGAATTTCTTATCTGGATATAATTGTAATAATTGTTTAGTAATTGGTTCATGATTAGCATGAATAATATCGAAATCGGTTGGTTTTACAGCGTAAAGCACCCCTGGTTTAGATAGTTGATGACCTTGTGGTGTATTAACACCCCACTTACCATCACCCATCTTATATCCTGGTGGTTCAGACATTAAATAAGTCTTAATATTATATCTATTACATGTTTGTTTAAACTTTGGACTAACAGCTGTTGATATAACAGATACATCACAACCATTTTTAGCTAACCCTTTAGCTGTTTCAAGTGTTGATATTTCAGAACCAGTTAATCCTTGGAAGTTAAGACAACCCATTAATACTTTTAATTTTCTACCTTCAAAATTATCTTTAATTCTAACTGGTAACTCATCTTTATATTTTTCAGCAAATTCTTTTCTGTTTTCTTCCCATTGGTTGTTAGTTTCACCAATAGACATATGGTTGACTCTAATCTTAGTAGTTACACCCACCTTTACACCTTCAAACCTATTTTGGAAACAGAAGTTGACATCATAGAAATGGAAACCTTCAACCGATTCATCGAAGTCTTTCTTAAGTCTGTCTTTATGTACAGCGAACCATACACCGTCAACTACTATAGTTTCTTCAATATTTTCACCTAGGTCTTCACTGTATGCTGAAAGCCATGATTTACCTTGGTGTGTGTGCTTTACTCTACCAAACATTGCTGACCTATCATCCCACCATCTACCAGATTCAGATAAACTCTTAGTTCCAGCAACACCTATGATGCCAAACTCCTTATTTCTGTTAAATAATTTTTCAAGTTTCTTACCCCACTGTTTAGTTTCAATAATAATATCATCATGGCAGAATACAATGATATCGTTTTTGGCTAGTTTTAAACCACGATTATATGCTTTAGTAAGTGATTCACCATTATTAATGATTTCAATAACTTCAACGTGTTTATGTAATCCAGAAGATTTAATCAAGTGTTCTTGGTGTTTTTTATTTTCAAATCTTGTACAATAAACTATACTAATCATTTTATAAAGTTTTTATATTTTTCGTTATATATTTTAACAGCTTCTTCATAAAAATTTATTTCACCTGAAAGCAGTTCTTGTAATTTATGTTTATCTTCTTGGTTTATCTCTTTTTTAGTTTTAGTCACATTTGTTGTTCTATATTGCGGTTTCCAGTTATTTATTGCACAACATAAATCAATAAATTCATCGTATTTACTTGTTAAACCAAATAAAAACTTTTTATCTTTTAAGTTTATTAAAGCTTTGTCTAGTTTTACTTCTGATGGTGCGTCTATTGACATACCAGAGCAGTAATTTAATTGGTAATGTTTTTTATCTTTATTTCTTACTTCATTAAACCAATCAATAATATTTTTATCGTCATTTATCCAACCCCTATCTATAGCGTACCTGTATGCTGATATAGTTCTAGAAATTGGTTCCCTTAACATAGCTATGTATTGGTATTCTTTTGTTTTTAAGTATCTATGTAATCCCCACGGAGCATGTTCAGAGAATAAATCAAAATGTTCAAACACACTATACCCTCTAGGTTCCAACTGTGTGAATTTATCAGGTTTTCTAAAATCTAAATCTTCGTGTGTCAAAACATATGTTTTAGCATACCCCCAATATGGTCTACTTACATTAGACTCTAAGAAATTTCTAAAACTAGTTCCAGCTGTTTTACCTATATGTATAAAAATATACTTCATTTTAAGTTACTTAATTTACCAATTAACTCAGATAATTCTTTTCTAAAACCATTTAATGTCCACCCATCATAATAAGCACTCATGGTTATTTGAGTTTTTAACCAATTAATTCTATCTTTTATCCTTTTTATTTTTTCATTTATCATAAGTTAAATTTTTATTTATTAAATCTTTTAAATGAATTTTCACTTATCTTTAAAAACTCGGCCTTATTAATAAATTCTTCAAGGGTTTTAGAGTCTGAATAACTCATAGCTGAACGCAAATATGATTTAAAGTTATCAATCCAACCACTAAGTGTGTATTCCACTTTTCTATATGTTACAATACCTTCAGAAGTTTTAAGTATATTATTACCCCATTTCTTCTGGACTTCTTTGGTGCTCATGCCTCTGAACTTTTTGTAAACAGGTAAACCGATACTATATGCTTTTTCAGCACCAAATTGTGTTATAGGTACTTTTTTCATTATATAGTTATCACCACAAGACTCTAGAGCTTTATTAAATAAACTACCTACCATAACGTAATCAGCACCTAACGCTAAAGCCTTAATGATGTCTGAATAACTTTTCATACCACCATCAGCAACTATTTTTGCTGGATTATCTAACGTACATGATACATCGTAACATTTCTTAATTAAACTAGCCATTGGAAAACCAATTCCTGTTTGTTGTGTGGTTAGACAACCACCACCATTACCAATACCAACTCTTATATAGTCAGCTCCAGCTTCGGATAATAAAACGTATGTCTGTGGGTTAGCTATGTTACCAACCATTAAGATTAATTTATTAGACCATAATCTTTTTGCTTCTTGTACAGCGTCTAACATTTCTTTTGTATGACCATTTGCTGTATCAATTAAGACTTTAAATGTCCTCATATTGTACATAGTGTCAGATGAGCCTTTGGCATATGTTCGTAGAACCTTTTCTTCTAATATAAATTCTTTGATAAAATCTTTAAGTGAGTATGACTGAAACATTGAGTCGTCACCATTTTCGCCTCTTGGTAAGCATATATTAATACCTAACTTATCAAATTCATTGTAATTAGTTTTGTCAACAACAGTATCCATTGGAGCAGTAAATAATGGTAGTTTACCATTTTCATTTAATATAGTTATTTCGCTCCTACTAACTATATCACTAGTGGCTTTAGGTTTAATCAATAAATCATTAAAATCTAAACTTACTTGCTCATAAAAAAAATTACTCATATCATTTCTATTTTGTACCTGTTGAACCGAATCCACTTTCACCTCTTTCACTATCGTTTAAAGTTTCTGTCTTTGTAAGACTAACTAAATTTTTACCAATCACATTTGCAATAACACCTTGTGCTATTCTTTCACCGTTCTCAATTACAAAAGTATCCTTACCATGATTAATAAGGATAACTTTAACTTCACCTCTATAGTCAGAATCAACAGTTCCTGGTGAATTTAATACTGTAACACCATGCTTAGCTGATAAACCACTTCTAGGTCTGACTTGTAATTCAAGATTAGACGGTAACTCAAAGTATAACCCTGTTGGTACCATTGTTATCTCACCAGGATTTAGGTGAATAGGTTCACTTAAGTCAGCCCTAAAATCAAACCCAGCTGAACCTTCGGTTGCGTATTCTGGGTCTTGATTGTTAGACTTATTAATAAATTTAACGGAATAAGCAGTATAAGTTGTATTACTTATATCATCCACTAGTTTGTTAAATTCATCATTAAATGTTTCTAAGTTATAACTACCCTCTTCATTAATGGCTTTCATTAACTTATTAAACATTTCATCTTCGTTAAAATTATAATCCATATGTTTCTTATTTTTCTTCAAGTACTGCAACCATATTAGCGGTTCTTAACAAAGCAGCTAATTTCTCACCTAAAGTAGTCATAGGTCTTTGTGCAAAATCACTGTTATAATTATAAATCGCAAAAACTTCGTCTTCACTAAGGTTAATACCAGATTTAAGTGCGTAATATACTGAGCGTTCAGACGTTGACATAGATAATAACTCTTCGTTGAATGTGTACATTTCGCCTCTGTTATCCTTATGCCATTGAGACGTTTGCTCGGTAAACATCTTAGCCTTACCTATTTGGTGAATAAGACATACTCTAATGATGTTAGTAACACTTACTTGCTTAGTCTCTGGTAACGCTTCATTAATCTTTAAAGCGTATTTAGTTGTATTAAGAATATGATTTATTAAACCACCATCATAAGCACCATATAAATTTGTTGTTGTAGAACATGGTGCGGTTATAAACTCTTTACCTAACATATTGATTAGGTCATCATTAATCACTTCGTATTTAACACCAGTGTCATTAAACTTTTTTGCGTTTTTTAAAATTTTCTCTTCTGTTAACATAACTTACTAATTTATTTATTAATATCTTCCATAAGTTGTGATATGGTTGTGTACTCTTTTAATGGTCCAACCTTAACTTCAACTAATTTACCTTCATCATCTAAAGTAACACCAGTTCTTTCTGTAAACTTTTCTGTTAAATCTTTAACTTCTTCAGTTTTCTTATTTAGCTCTGATTCTTCTTTATGCAAAGTCTTAACCTTATTAATTGCTTCTTTCAACGGTTTAGTAGCGTTATTTACAGCTGATTTAATCTTAGCATCAGTTTTATCCATTTCCTCTACCTTTTTCATTATATCATGAGCTCTTCCCATTGTACCTTCAAATGAGGTTCTTACTTTATCAACTTCAACTTCCGTATCGTTTACATTGCCTTCGTTTATTAGGTAATCACTTATAAAGTCGAACACTAACATTAATTTTTCTTTATTTTTCATAACAACAAATTTATTACTTTTTTTTATTTTATGCAATAGCTTCACTATTTTTTTTAACTGTTTCTAATAACTTAACGTATAAATCACGTCTATTTTTAGTTACAGCATCGATACTATAAGTGTCTTTAACAGTTTCATATAATTTAGAACTTAGTTCCGTAACTAATTCTGGATTTTCAACCAATCTCTTAATATTTCTAAACCAATCCTTATGGTTTTTATTAGACTTAACTAATAATGCGTTACCATCTGGGTTTACAGGTAATTCATGTTGACCCTTTTGTGGTCTATCATAATAACTTGTTAGGTCTATTTGGTATGGTCCGAAGTCTTGAGCTATAATAGCTTTTTTGTGGAATCCAGCCTCAATAACCTTTAATTGTGATTTTACCTTATTAAAGATATGTTCTTCTAATGGTGCTAAAGAAACATCAAATAGATTATAATTAGTAGCGTATGTCGATACTGGTTTTGTCCAAACTCTTCTATATCCTTCATTTTCAACACCTTCATATTCTTCTTGTTTAAAACTTAACAAGTGTTTCTTATAATCTTCACTAACGATAGAGTAGTTATCGGTAAATATTTTTTCATACTGATACCAAACGCTTTCGTGTGGTTGTATAGGTCTTTGCCTTCTTTGACCAGTTTTTTCATCAATAATTGTTACATTACCTCTTAAATCAAATCCACACAAAACCATTTGAACTTTATCAATTAAATTATTACTTTTTAATTGAGCTATAAAGTTACCTAATAATTCTAAATCTTTAAGGTGGCTACTTCCACCTAACCATCCAATCCTAAGCTTATCTGATGGTTCTGGGTTTGAGGTATATTGTTTTTCATTAGGGTCAATTGCGTTTGGTAATATGTGTACATTCTTATTGTACTTTTTAATTTCCTCAGCAAATAATGGTGTTGTTGTAACAACATTTCTAGCAATCTTAATATTATTTAAGATTTTCTTATCCATTTCAGATTGCTTAATTATTAAGTGTGCTGGGTGATGTTTACCTGGAGACCAATAATCATCAATATCCATCATGGTTACAATACCAAGTTCATCACATCTATCTAGGACTTTGTCCATATTTTCAAATGGACCAAGACTTCTATGATAATGGATAACATCATATTGTTTTAAGAAATTATCATCATGAATTTTTGGTTCATAATCAATATCTACATGAAATTCATCTGAATGGTTATTTTCTAATGTAATGTGTGGTTTTGTACTTCTAAAGTATCCTACTCCAGTACGGTCACTAGGGACTACTAAAACTTTAATTTTCTTACTCATAAACTTAACTAGTTAAAACTTTTATAATTATAGTTAAGTATAATGATAAATATCAATAATGTAAACAATAAAGGCCCAGTAATCACTGAGCCTCATTTATTTAGTATTTGATAAATATTATTTAGTTGGTTTGGTTTTAATTTTACCTTCTTTGATAAGAGTGTTGATAGTTTTCTTAATTACACCCTCAGTAATGTTTTTACTATAATCAGCAGATAAGTATTCGATTAAGACATCCTTAATCATATCTCTTAATCCAGCTTCACTAATTGTAATCATATCTCCTTTAACAACACCTTCATTTACTCTTTTTTTAGTAGTTGGTGCTGGAATTGGTTTATCATCAATTAAATCAGATACATCATCTAAGTTAAACGTATGATTTATTTTTGGTTGTGATATTGGGTTTTCTAGCATAGCTTTTTTAATAACTTCTGGCATTTTAGAATTCATAATAGCATCTTTACTAGGTTGTTTCATTTGTCTTGCTGAATTACCCATTGTAGTTGCATTAGGACTCATGTTTCCCTCATTAACATAACCATCTGTACTTTGTACAAGTGTATTTCCGTCAACATTACCTGTTTCATAATTCCCATCATTTACTTTATTCATGATAGACTTGGCATTACCTAAAATATTTTTAAGTTTAGATAAATCTGCTGGTGGTGGTGCTCCATTCATAACTTTTTATTTTTTTATTCCTTTTATTGTTCTCCCATTAATCATTTTCTGGTCAGTGTCTGGACCAGCATAACCATTAAATGGGTTATATATCTTAAAGTTTCTTGGTTCTATTTTATTTATTTTATTAGTGAAAAATATTCTCCAACCAACTTTAGCATTTCTTTTTTCTGGTGGGGCTTGTTCTCCAGATTTACTAGGTCCTGATGTTTGCCATGCTCTAATACCTAAACCACCTTTAAAATTACCTAAGGCATGGATAAAAACATACCTTGGTGTACTTTCACCGTCATACCATATATTGGCTGGATACCAAAACTTATTATTATTAGCATCTATACAACCTTCAATTAACGCATCAATTATATTATCAATACTCATTTTAGTGTAATCACCAAAACAAGGTATATTAATATTAGCATTAACCTCTTGGTCTTCTGCTTCTAATATAATCTCTTTATATAAATTGTAAAGTTTCACTTAAATTTTTTTATATAGTTACTTGTCCAACGTTACCTGAAGTGTCTGGTGCTGTATATTCTGTTGTTGGTGTGTATCCCCATGTAGCACCGTTATTAGCATAAGCAGCTAATCTACCAGAACCACCAGCAGCTGGGTTACCATTAATATCAAAATCACCCCCACCATTGTAAGTGTCTAAGAATACTCCAGTACCCTTACCATAAACAGGTGTTAATGCGTCTGATAATGCTCTGGTGTGTGTTGCACCATAATTATTACTATTACTTGCGTTATCGTAATTATTAGTAGCTATTAAAGTGTTTCTTGTTGCGATAGCGATTTGTTCTAATTGACTTGGCATAATTATTAAATTTTATTATTGTTATTATTCATGTACTCTATTAAATATTTCATAGATTCAATTTCTGACTCATATGACTCATAATATGTTATTTTATTTGGGTCATTAATTTTAGAAGATTGATTTGTTTTACCGTCTAAACCTTTACCAGTTAACTTAGCATCACCCTTAACTCTTTTTAAGTTAATACCATCTTTTGATTTACCTTCCTTATAGTTGTTCATGTCACCAGTTATTGATTTTTTGGTCCCTTGAGCACCTATATTCATTCTTGCTCTTTTTGGGGCATCAATAGCATTTCTTTGGGTCTTTGCTTTACCTTCAAGATAATTAAGAACGTATTGTTTCTCTTCATTAGGGTTTTCTTTAAGATAACTTTTAAGTCTAGATATTTCGGTGGTTAAATGATTACCACTAATTTTATCTTTACCCAAATACTCTTTAACCCTATTATCAGATATTGTTATTTCTTTTTTATCTAAATCCAAATTAGGCATTATCCTATGATTTTTTTAATTTCGTCTTTTATTATTTTAGGTATCTTTTTAAAATCAACACCCTTATCAGAAATAGTCTTAATTGTATGGTACATAACAGCACCAAACTCATCTTCAGTTAACTCAGAACTTGAAATAGCTGTAATAAACTTATTCATAGTTGTAATAACATCTGGTTTATCAATTTCATCAATATCCATTATATTATTATTGTTAATATCTTCTGGATTTAATTTATCTACTATTTCCCTACTGGAATTATATTTACTGAGTAATTCTTTAATTAAATCCTCCATCTTTCCTTTAGCTTCTTCGTTGGTTGAGTTTTCATATACACCACCAACGCCAAAAGGATTACCCATGTTTGGACCAAAGGGATGAAACCTACTTAATTTATTTTTAGTCATAGTTGCATAGTCGTCACCAGTTGTAGGTATATCTTCTTCATAATCTGAATTATCATCATGTGATTTTTGAGTATTCGTAGTTATTTGACTAACAGCAAATAATTCTGGTTTATCACCACCAAATTCAATATCACCAATATCAGCGATTTCTTCTATATCCTCGCTTTCCTTTTTTACATCATCACCTTTAGGTGAATAGTTTTTCTCAAATTCTTTTTTAGTGAATTTCATAAATATTGTTTTTATTATAAATATAAGCGAAAACGATAATATTTATATAAAAAGATTTTTAATTATGGGTTTTAGAACAAAATTAGATTATTCAGATAATAGACAGATAAAACAAAGAGAGAGAACTTTAACGAATCTTTCTGGTGGGACGGTGTTTGGAGTACCTTTTAGTGCATTGACTACAGGAGTTGACCCAAGCAACAGTGCTGTTACTGAATCATATACTACAGTTGTTAGTACTTTTAGTGGAAATGCAGTAACAACGAACTTCACTTGGTATGACTCAAGAATGGATATTGCAAATTCTTCAATATCAGCAATAACATCTTCAAATAGTGGTATTACACAAAATACTGGAAATGTATTTGTTGTAAGTTCTACAGGTACAACTCTTGATGGATATAATATAAATTTAGAATATACAGGAACTAGTTTTGATTTAGCTGTTAACGCTATTTTTAGTGGTGCTGGTCCAGTATATAGTGGTACTGTAACCCATAACGAAGTGGACTTTTTAAGTGCTGGGACACTTGATTATAAAGATAGAACAATTTGGATTGATAATCCAGAGATAACAAGAACAAATAGACTTATTGTAACAAATAACCCTTCAGTTGGTTATGTTTTAACATGTGATAGTGTTGAGGGTGAGGCAATATGGAGTCCAGTTTCGGCTGCAACATCTGGTGCAACATTCTGGGAAGAGGATGGTACTGGTAATGGTGCACTTAAGGATGAAAAAGGTAGTCATACTATTAATGGTCTTTCTGATTTTTCAATAATTGCTGGTGGTGAGGCTAACACTATTGATACTTCTGTTAATTCTGGTATTTTAGGTGGTGTTAATAATAATATTAATAATCTTTCTAATAGGTCAGCAATTATTGGTGGTTACTTAAACACAATAACTTCTGGACATACTGATTCAGTAATTGCTGGTGGTACTGGTAATACAATTCATTTTGGAGCAATAGGTAATGGTGAGGCTATAGTAGCTTCAAATGACTCCACTATTATGAGTTCTAATACATCAACAATTATTAGTTCTGTAGATAGTGGGATAACTGGTAATGGACGTACTAATATTTTTGGTTCAGTAGATGCTCAAATATATGGTAATGACAGCGATTTTCATTCTGGTAATTTAATTATGGGGGTATTTAATGGTGTTATAAGTGGTGCTACAATAGCTAGAAGAAATATGATAGGTGCTAGTAACACTTCATATATGATAGGTGATGGTAGTGAAAGACTTATATTGGGTTCTGCTTCATCTAATTTAACTAGTGGTAATATTTCTTCTATCATTAGTTCTTTTAGGTCTTATGTTGATACTACAAGCTCATCAGTTATTTTAGGTTCAAGAGGTGATAGTGGTAATGACGTAACAATTACTGGTAGTAGCTCATCGTCAATAATTAGTTCAAGCATATCTAAAATTTATGACTCTAATGACTCGTCTATTTTAGGTGGTGAAGATAATTTTATAAATAATTCAAATAGTTCAGTAGTAGTTGGTGGTACTGGTAATACAATTAATATTGGTATTGGTAGAAGTGTTATTTTAGGGGGTCAAGGTATTACAGCTACAGCTGACGATACAGTGTATATGAATAATCTTACCGTAACACAACCTGGTGGTATTTTGTATAGTGATATGGATTATTCAGCTGGTCCATTTTTTGCAATATCTGGCTCATCAAAGTTAGTTAGGTATCAAATGAGTGTTGGTACTGGAGGTGCTGGTACTGGCGCTGGTGGTAGTATTGGTATTAGAGCGTGGGATGACGTTATTTACGCAACTTATGGTCAACCTGGTGATATGCACATATATGCTGGAATTAGTAGTAATGGTTTAAATATTATTTCTGCTGATGGTACTGGTGCTAGTAGTGGTGCGGATTATATTAGATTTTATGCTGGTCAAGATGCTAGTGGTACTGCTGATATGCACATACAAGGTACAGGTATTACTCAAGGTTATGTTGGTATCGCAACAGAATCGCCTACACAACAAATTGATGTTGATGGTAATGGTAGATTTAGAAATATAGGTGCAACTGCTTCAGCTGGTGCTTTACATTATGATGCTAATGGTGTTTTAACAACCAGTATATCAGATGAAAGAATGAAAGATGAAATAATCACTATTGATAGTGCGTTAGGAAAGATTAAACAACTTAGAGGTGTATACTATAAATGGAAAGAAGATATTGATAGAGGTGTTACAGATAACACTAGAATAGGATTTATAGCACAAGAGGTTGAAAAGATTGTACCAGAATTAACATTCAGAAATGAAAGAACTGAAGATAAGTTAATGGGAGTTCATTATCAAGATGTTACAGCATTACTTGTTGAAGCTATTAAAGAATTAATTGATAGTGGTGTAACTAATATTAGTAAAGAAGAATTAATATTTGAAACACAAACAATCGCTTCTGAAGATAATAATATAGAATTAAATTATGGTGGTACTCATGAATCGTCACTTGATGGTGGTTTAACAGTTGTTAAGGGTATTGATGAAAATAATGATGCAACACTTATGGTTGATTCATCTGGTGATTGGACTACAAATACCCACTTAAAACCTGATGGTTTAGTGATACCAGAATTTACCCCAACATCTAGTAATGATAATAATGGTAAAATAGGTGAAGTTACGAGAGATGATGAATACTTATATATAAGGACTAAAAACGGTTGGAGGAGAACTGGACTTGAAACATTTTAATAATGGGTAATTTAAAAAACTACAATTTTAATAAAATAGATATGTACTTGAGTAATAGTCAATATTATGACTTATATCTTGCTCAAGATGAAGTTTCTGCACCATGTGTGTGTGATACTGTTATATCTGGTGATTGTTTAGTGGTTCATTACGATTTTAATAATCCAAATATATTTTCAACTGGGTCAACATCAGCAAATACCATATATAGTTTATCTACGTGGTCTGAAGCTACAAATACTGGATATACATTCCAAACGTTTGGTTTAACTGGTATTGATAATGGTTATATAGAATATATTAAGAATAGTGGTGATACTAGTAATACAGGCTTAACACACACACTTAGTGGTACAACAACAATAATACCTTCTGGCGACACTAGGTTAACATTAACAAGAGTTACAGGTGCTACTGGTAATTATGAATATCCATTTGAAATAACTAATAGTAGTGGTACCACTGGTAATTATTTATCACTTTGTGGTGGTTTCTACCAAGGTTATTATAAATTAGATGGTTATTCATATGAAATACTACCAACTAGAGTACCAAAGGGTTGGGTTGCTGATTTTTGGTTAAATAAAAATGAATTATATTGTCATAGTGGTAATACTGATACTCTTAATGTTACATACCCAAATAATAAAGGATTTTTCTTTTATATGGGTACAAGAGCGGAAAATAAATATTGGAACGTTTTTGAAGGTAATAATACTGGATGTACTAGTGGTTGTACTGCTGATACTGGATGTACTGGAACTGTAACAACATTTTGTACAATACCTAAAGAAACTGATGTTTCATTTATTGGTAGTGAGGGATATCCAATTAATTTATCACCACCACCACTTAATATAGAAGAGGTTGATAACCAATTTTTAATATATGGTCAAGCTAGTGATAATCATAGGTGTGCTACATGTGGTAACTCTATAAGCGGTTATGGTAAAAAAACTGTGTGTGATTTCACAGGGGGTTCTATCACAGTAACTGGTTATACTCAAGAAGTAACAAATACACAAAACCCATTTCTTATTTTTGGTCAAGCTAGTGGTAATCGTAAGTGTAGTGGTTGTGGTAACCCAGTAAGTGGTTACGGTAATAAGACTGTTTGTGACTTTAGTGGTTTTACTTCAGATTTGCTTGAATTAGATAAAAATGCAGACATTATAGACAATGCAATTGGATTTAGAATAAAAGATGATGGTAGTATTGGATATAGAGCTCTTAAATTAACAGGTTATTGTTCTGGAGACACTTATACAACTGGTGTTACCATTGAAGAACAATATTCACTTAGTGGTGTTGTTGAAGATAATAAATGGCACAATATAGTTGTGAGATTCTCAATGCCAGAATATGATGAGTGTGATTTAAAATATGGTGAACCTAGAAAGGGTAGACTTATGTTTTATATAGATTCAAAACTTAAGTTCGTTGTTGATGATGTTGATGAGTTTATATCTAATAGACTTAATGAATATAAAGATAAACAACTAGGGGTACCATTTAATATGTCATTAGGTGGTGGTTCTCAAGGTCTTTTAGAGTCAATGACTTTTGATGGTCAAGATAATGATGATTTGAATTTAATAATCCAAGAAAATTACGCTGGAACATTTGTGGGTGATATCTCACAATTTAAATTTTACATCTGTGATTTAGATTGGTGTGAAATTACAAATAATTATAATAAAATAAAAAATAGATACAAATAAAGAAACGTTATGCCTAGTAACAGATTAATACTTAGAAAAATGGGTTCTCCGTGGAGAACACAACATTCGGATATAACTAGAGGAACTACTTTAACACATGCAGATTTAGATAATAACTTCATCTTCTTGAAGGGTGAAGTAATTGATTCAGCACGATTAGATGGTGAAACATTAAAGTTAACTAAAATTTGCGGTGCAGATATAGAACTTAATTTAAGTGCATTAACTCAAACCAATGAAGATTCGTTAAGAGTACTTTCTGACACATCGGATGAAATTAAAAATAACTTCAACACTGATGTTACTAACATAAACACAACAATAAATGAATTTAAATCAGATGTTGAAAACAATAGTGTTTGGGAGTGGGTTGATAACAGAAAAAATGAGGTAAAAATTAAAGGTAGTGGTAACACAGATACTATTGTTTACGCACCTAAACTGAACATCAATATAGAACCAGCTAATGATAATTCACTTACACAAGTTTTAGTTAGAGACGACAATGGTAATGTAAAGTATAAGGATATTAAATCATTTACTGACTTAAATGTTGTTAGTGGTGTTTATGATATTAAAAGTGGTATTGTAAAACTTACTAATAATGAAGGTGGTTCTTTTGAGATATCTGGGTTTACAAGTGGTATGACAGATAGTTATACTGATGAAGCGTATCTTAAAGGTAATACAATATATTTTAATAGTAATATTAAAGGTGATGATATCTATAGTGTTGATATAAGTCCTATATTAGATGATGTTATTAATTCTGTAGGTTATAATGACAGAGGTGAATGTTCTTTAAAATCATATACTGAATATGAACATTTATCTCATGAGTATACAAAGATTAAAAAAGTTTATGATGAATTACAATCTAATAAACAACAATTAGAAGATACTATAGCAGATTTACAATCACAATTATTTGATGTTAAAAATCAAAATCCAGTTAATGAAGAACTTGTTAATCAACTAGAGAAACAAATAAAACAAAATCAAGAGGATTTAGCTCAAACAAATGCCCAAATAAAAGAGATAGAGGCTTCTGGTGATTTAGAATTTATAATATATATGCCAGTTAATGAGGCTAACTTTAATTGTTGGTTAAGAAGTGAAGTAATTAAATCTATTGGTTATAATGATAGAGGGGAATGTTCATACAAGATGTATGCTCTCTATGAAAATCTATATCAAAAAAGTTTAAAAGAACAAGAATCAATTAAACAATTAGAACAGGAATTATCAAACATTCAAGAGATAAGAAATCAAGAACACGCTAATTATATTTCTGAAAAGAATCAACTGGAAAATGATTTATCTAGTAAACAAAATGAATTAGATGTTTTAAAAGAGATTGTATCTCCTACTCCAGAAGAACTACAACAAATAGCATTATTAGAAGAACAAATTGCCTATATAGAATCACAATTAAAAGAGTTAGCAGCTAATGAAGTACAAGCTGTAAAATCTTATACCCAAAATATTTCATTTTTGGGTGGACAAATAAATCAATGGTATAATACTAGTTTAAGAGCTGACCAATCTGGATATGAGTTTTTTCAAAAATACACACCATTAAATGAGGCTAATTTCACTTGTTGGAGAGATATATTTTTTCACGAAATACAAGAAGAACAAATAAATAATATTATTACCACTATAGGTTATAATGATAGAGGTATTTGTTCATTAGATTCATTCACTGAATATAGAGCATTAGCTGAAAATTATACAAATACTAATAACGAATATGATGTGCTACAATCTTATAAACAAGATTTAGAAACCAATATTGCCGATTTAAAATCTCAATTAGTTAATGCAACAACACAAGAAGAACGTGATATTTTAAATGGTCAAATACAACAGAATGAAGTAGATTTAAAACAAACTCTAGAACAAATAAAAGAGATAGAGTCTTCTGGTGATTTAGATTTCGTAGCTTACATACCAGTTAATGAGGCTAATTTTAATTGTTGGGTTAATGCTAAGCAGACTGAATCATTAAGTAATGAAATTAATATAACCAATAATAATGTAACTGAACAAGTAGAAATAATAAATAAAACTATTAATGAGGTAGTAAATAATATTGGTTATAATGATAGAGGTGTTTGTTCATTAGATTCATTCACTGAATATAGAGCATTAGCTGAAAATTATACAAATACTAAGAACGAATATGATGCACTACAAAATAGTGTACAACAATTAGAAGTTACTATAGCAGATTTACAATCTCAATTATTTGATACTAAAAATCAAAATCCAGTTAATGAAGAACTTGTTAATCAACTAGAGAAACAAATAAAACAAAATCAAGAGGATTTAAAACAAACAAAGGCTCAAATAAAAGAAATAGAGGCTTCTGGTGATTTAGATTTTGCTGATTATATGCCAGTTAATGAATCTAATTTTAACTGTTGGACCAATACTTTACAAGATATTAGGGTAGAGGAGGTTAGTAAGTCTGTTGAAGTTGGTAATGGTAATATTACTAATTTATTTAATTCTTATACTAGTACAACACAAACAACATTAGGAGATTTTGATAAAGTGATTAAGTCAAATAGTGGTGATATTAAAGAAGTTAATGAATTACTTAATGAACATATTAATGATATAAATAACCCACATCAAACTTCATTCGATAATCTAACTAGCACTGCTCATACACATACAATTAGTGATGTTATTGGTTTACAGAGTGAATTAGATGGTATTAACAAGTCAATACTATCGATTGATGATGTATATGTTAATCAAGGTAGTGTAGATGCTTTAAATCAAAAATTAATATTCACTAACACAGATGGTGGAACTTTTGAAGTGACTAATGCAGCTGCCTTATTTACTGATAATGATATTCATGTTGTTAGCGGTTTATATAACCCGTCAACAGGTATAGTAACTTATACAACAAATGTGGGTACTACTTTTGAAGTTTCTGGATTTGCAAAAGAACTTACTGATAGTTATACTACTGCCGCTAACCTTAACGGTGAAATTATTAGTTTTGATAATAATGTAAATGGTGATGGTTTATATAGTGTTGACCTTTCTACAATGTTACAACCATTAAAAGATAGGTTAGGTGACTTAGAAAATGCTGAGGACGCTGATACGTTTACAGAATCAGTTTCATTAAGTAATAACACTCTTACATTTAATCGTAACGATAGTCAGACATATAGTGTTGATTTAAGTCCGTTAAATTCAGCAGATAATGACTGGAGTGTTAACGGTAATAATATGTATTCTTTACCTTCAGGTAATGTAGGTATTGGTACTAATTCACCACAAAATAAGTTACATATTGAAGGTTCTGGGTTTGATAATTCAGCTATTAGATTTTTAAATACTGCTGGTGGTTTTACTGGTAATCAGGATTATTGGTTGATGGGTTCAAGGTCTTTTTCTAGTGGGGCTGATGGGTTTGAAATAGGTAGAAATAGTGAAACTGCTGGTGGTAAATTATATATCACTAATGGTGGTAATGTTAGTATTGGTAATGGAACATCACCAACCAATAAATTAGAGGTTGCTGGAAGTACACTTATTACTAATCCTAATAGTACATCAGATATTTTATCTGTTGAAAGTAAGTATAGTAATTTAACTTATGGTGGTATTAGTGGTGTAGGTAATTTCACTAATAATTTAATATTAAAACATAAAAATATTGGTGGTACTTCTGATACGTCCTCAAGTATTCAAATAAGGAATGGTGGTACTGGCGATACAGACAAAACCTCTATTGAATTAACAACATATTTTAATAATGGTGGGGCAGATATTAGTTATAACGGGTTGATAATGAACTCTGGTGGTAATAATGTAAATATCATATCCGCTGATAATGACGCAGAAAATGCTATACTATCAATACAAGCTGACGAATCAATTAGTTTCCAAAGCTCTATAGGTGCTGGAGCATCTTGGCCTAATGATAGTAAGAAAACAATGACTATTGATTTAACTAATGATAAGGTTATTGTTGATGGTGGATTTACATTAAATAATGGTTCACAAGGTGCTGGTAAAGTATTAGTTTCAGACGATGAAGGTAATACTACTTGGGGTTATTATGGGTTAAAACTTGATTATGTTAATGTAAAAAATATTTCTTTTGGTAGTAGTTATAATTTATTAGAAAATACCTTTACAAAAGTATTAACTTGGGAGACTCAAGAGAATAACACACCTGATTTTATCTTACCAGTAATTAGTTCTGAATCAAAGGGTAATGAAGTCGTTGTAAAACATGTTGGTGGTAAACAAAGTATTGTAATAGTAGCACCAGGTGTTACAAAAATAGATAAATATTATAGTTCAGTTAATATAACTAATGGTGACTCAATAACTTTTTATTGTGATGGTATTAATTGGTATATAAAATCTCATTATAAAAATATATTTGGTGATATACCTGGATTCTTTTATACTAATGACCCTATTGGTGGTGATACTAGAATATATTTCGGGTCACCTAACCTTAGTAATATTGTTACATCTGTAAATATTGCAGCTAGTTCTCAAAAGGTTTATGTACATACAACTAATAACTTCAATAGTGCAAATGTAAAGGCTGATGATGGGGTAGCTGGTTCGAATTGGTTTATCACCGAAACTACTGGTAATGTAGCAGCTAATATTACTAGCGGTATTGATGGTCAAGAAATAACCGTTTACCAAACTGAACCTGGTGATGGAGGTACGATAGGATTTGCAACTAGTGATGGTAGAGCTTCTACATTAACAGTTACTACTACTAAATAATAAATAAAAAAAAACTACATATTTATAAATAAAAAGTTATGCCAAATAATAATTTAATACTTAGGACTTTAATAAGTCCATGGATAACACCAACACCAGATATAACTAAATCGTCAGTATTAAAACATATTGATGTTGATAATAACTTTATATATCTTAGAGGTGAACTAATATATAGTGCCACAACAGTTGGTAACCTAGTAACACTTAAAAAGATAAATGGTAATGATTTATCTTTTAATGTTGGTTCTGGTGGTGGAAGTGATTATTGGACTTCTGGTTCAACTGGATTCTATTCAATTAAAACAATTAATGATAGTGGTTTAGATGCTACAGGTAACTATTCTGTTGCTCAAGGATTTAATACATTGGCTAGTGGTAATGCCTCACATTCTGGTGGGGTTTCTTCAACTGCTAGTGGTTTAACATCATTCATACATTCAACAAATTCATTAGTAACAGGTGATAGAAGTGTTGTTTTAGGTGGTCAGAATATAACAGGTGCTACTGATGATACAGTATATGTTCCTAATCTTAATATAAACAATATAGGTGGGACTACATCAGTTACTAACTTAGGGATTGATTCTAATGGTAATGTTGTTAGTGGAACTACTGGTGGTACCTCTTCTTTATGGTCAACAAATGTTAATGGTATACATTATAATAGTGGTAATGTGGGTATCGGTATGAGTGCTAGTTCGGTTAATACTAAACTACAGATAGAGTATGATGATGCATCACCAGAAAGAGCATTTAGGATTAAAAACACTAATGATGGTTCTCAATACAACTTTAGGTCTGTATTAAGTGGAGGTGAAAACTTATTAAGGTTTGATAGTGACAATACTGGTATTAGCCCTTTAGTAGTATCATCAGCTAATAAGGTTGGTATAGGTACAAATAGTTTAGTACCACAGGCTACATTACATGTATACTCTACTTCAGGTAGTCAACCTATTGTTTTAGTGGAGGATGAAGCTAATCCAGATGCAACACCTTTTATCATTGATATTGATGGTAATATAGGAATTGGACTTAGTGCTACTACTGCTAAATTACACATTGATGGAACAGGTGGTAGTGTAAGATTTAATGTAGAATCAGATTATTTACCAGATGGTAGATTTGGTAATCATACTCTTTTTGAATCTTATGATACTCCAAGTGGTTCAACAGCAATCAATATCGTGAATAATGTTTCTACAGGGTCAGAAGGTATTGCAATAATAGCTTTATCTGATAATAGATATTCAAATCTTGCTATATATGGAGAAAATAGTGATACTGCAATAGTGGCATCAAGTAACGCTAATGATTTAAATTTTGTCAATTCACCAGGTGGTAGTGATAATATTAACTTTTTTGCTGGTGAACAATATAGTGTAACACCACATTTACATGTTCATGGTTCAGGAAGTACAAGAGGATATGTAGGAGTTGGTACTGCAACGCCAACTGAAAAGTTAGATGTTAGTGGTAATACTAAAATAAGTGGTAAATTATCTGTAGGGACAAATGACAATACCTATATAGGTCAATTTAGTGGTTCTACTGGTAGAGTTATGATAGATACCGATGGTAATAGACTTGGCGATGATAGAATTAGAAGTGAAATTTATGTAAAATCTTTAGATTCTAGTGGTTTAACTGTGTTTAACGCAGTTAGTGATAACCCATCATATGGTGTTGGTTTAGGTATTGTAGGTTCAACTCCTGTTGCTCAATTGGGACAATTTGGTGAGGCTAACGATGCTTTTTTAAATGCTTATGGTGAAACTAATAATTTCCATATTGTAAATGGTGAGTCGAGTATTGGTGATAAGGAAGATAGTTTATTGTTTTATGCTGGTAACACCCCATTATCAACACCAACACCAACACTAACATTATATGGTAGTGGTAGTACTAAGGGTAATGTGGGTATTGGTATTAGAAACCCTCAAGAAAAGTTAGATGTTAGTGGTAATACTAAAATAAGTGGTACACTTAATATTGGAACATTAGGTACAGGAACATCGGTAAATAACTTAGGTATTGATTCAAGTGGTAATGTTGTTAGTGGTACATCAAGTAGTAGTATTTATTGGACTTCACAAACAGGAGCATTAATAGATACTAATACAACAATTGCACACACAACATTAAACACAAACACAGATAGTATAATTGGTGGTGGTAGAAATAATAAATTAGATAACTCTGATAATGCTTCAATTATTGGTGGTTTTAATAACAATATATTAACTGGTGATACCTCATTTATTATAGGTGGTAATAATAATGATATTCAAGCTAGACCTGGTTCTAATTTAAGTGAAGCTGGTATTTTAGGTGGTATTAATAATAATATTGTTGATGTTTCTTCGGATTCAGATAGGTCATTTATAATTGGTGGTGTAAACAATGATATTAATAACGCTGGTGATTCAATTATTCTAAGTTCTGGTTTGTCCGATATCACTGGACCATCAACACAATATGGTTTTATATTAGGTTCGTCTGGTTCATTAGTTAATTCATCTTTTTTCAGTGGTCTAGTAGGTGGTTTCAACAATGAATTAAATGGTGTATCTAGAAGTGTTATTTTAGGTGGTCAAAATATCACAGGTACAACGGATGATACAGTTTACGTTCCTTATTTAAGAGTAATTGATAGCGTTAACATAGGGACACCTAACCCAAGTGTCGATGCGGGACCACCGATTAACATTATAAATAATGATGCACTATACTCTATTAATGCTGGTTCAGGTAACACTTTGGGGGGGAATTACTCAATGACACTTGGTAATAATTTAAGAGCTATTGGAGATGGTTTGTTAGTTGGTGGTACATCTACAAACACACAAATTATATATGGTGGTAATTCAGCAAATTACAGTATATCTTGGGGTAGAAATGTAGAAATGTATAGTGACGCAACCGATTCGTTATGTAATATTGCTGTTGGTGATTATATATACTTTGAAGGTGGTAGTGGTAACGCTGTTTTTGGTAGCAATAATACAATAAGAAATAATGAGTCTTGTGTTATTACTGGTTCCCAAAATAGAATGGAAAATAGCAATGGACTAAATCCATCAATATCATCATCCATAATAGGTGGTACTGGCAATACAATTACTAAAACTAGTAGAGGTGCTATAATAGGTGGAGATTCTAATGTAATATCTTCATTTCCTGGGAGACCAGAAGATTCTGTTATTATAGGTGGTAGTGGTAACACAATATCTCATAATAGAAGTGTTATTTTAGGTGGTAAAAACATATCAAGTACAACAAACGATACTGTTTATGTTCCTAATCTTAATATAAACAATGTAGGTGGGACAACACCAATTACAAACTTAGGGATTGATTCTAATGGTAATGTTGTTAGTGGTTCTACTGAACCAGATTCAATGACATTTGAAATATTTAATACGTCCCCAACTTCTCCAGACCCTTATACGATATACGATGATGGTAATATTAGATTATTATTTGACGAAGCTGCTACAGATGATATTGAAATTGTGGTATTAACTAACCCTTCTACAGGTCCAGTTCATGTTGTATGGAGTGAACCTACAGCTGGAACATCTGGTTCAGCAAATGTTACCACAGCATCTGGGCAAATACCTTTAAATACTGAGGTTTCGGCAGACGATGTTGTAGATTTTGTAATATGGGCACCTGAAGATGCAACTTACCCATATTATGAAGCAAAAGTTACAGTATCTAATGGTACCTTTACATCTATTCCAGCAGTAGCTAGAGTTAGTAAATGGAATACCCCTTCATAAGATGATATAAAATAAAAAAAATGAATATTTATAATTATGGATTTTTACATTAACAAAGGAGCAACATTACCAATACTTAAAATGGAATTAATTAAGGATGGTAGGTATACATATAAAGAATTTCATGATATGTTACAGAATAGTGATATATACTTCTGTATGACAGATGTTGTTACTGGAGTTAAAAAAATAGGTAAAAAACCAGCAACGTGTATACTTAAATCACAATATAATGGTTGTGAAGATGAAGAGTACTACATAGCATATCAATTTACTAGTAAGGATACTAATAAGGCTGGTAGGTACGTTGGTCAGTTTGTAATTGAGTTTTTAGATGGTACTGCACATCCAGAAGGAACACTTATTGTTCCAATCAGAGAAGAATTATTTATTAACGTCCTTGATGGTTCTATAAAAAAGTAAGGTAAAAAGTTGCTAATTTACTTATAAAGAATTATATTTGTTAATCTTTTTACAAAAAGATTAAAAGAAGAATATTCCTTAAAAATTTGTTTTAAAAAATTTAATTAACTATATTTGTAAAAAAAGTTTTTATGAGTAATGCAGTTAGTTTTGAAATAATAGAACAATTTCTTGAGGGTAAAGACCCTCAAAAATACATAATAGGAATTGAGAGTTCGTATAGAGATAACACAGTAGATTTAATTATTAATGACCCAGAAACTGGTAAGAGGATTGAGAAACATTCTTATAAACCATTTGTTTGGTTGAAGCATGAGGTTTCTGTTTTATTATATGGTGGAAAATCTTCACACATAAAAGCTGCAATGACTAAGTATAAAGTTAAAATTAAAAAGCTTAGGGTTGATGATGATGAAGGTAATACCCCAGAAAGGTTAGATAATGGTTATAAATTCATAGCAATATGTAATGGTAGTTATTCAAATCTAATTAACTTTTTTAGAGAGGGCGGTGTTGATTTATATAGTTCGGATAATATAGACCCCACTGATAAAAATTCACCGACATTTAAGAGTCTATTTGTTGCGTTATCCCCAGATGAGCAATTTCTTATACAAACAGGTAAGAGATTGTTTAAGGGTATGGATGATTATAACGACTTACATAGATTTCAATTTGACCTTGAGACCGAAGGATTAGACGCATCAACTGATGCAATATTCCAAATCGGTATGAGAGATAATAGAGGTTATGAAGAAGTTCTAGAAACTAGAGGTAATACTGAACAAGAAAAAAGAGATTCAGAAAGACGTAATATTATTAGATTCTTCCAAATAATAGATGAAAGATTACCAGATTTAATAACAGCTTATAATGATGCTAACTTTGATTGGCCATTTATTAAAAGACGTTGTGAAAGACTTAGTATAGATATCACAGGTATTGCTAGAACACTTAATCCTAATAAAAAAATTAGATGGAAAGATTCGATGCTTAAATTAGGTGGTGAATCAGAACTTTTTGAACAAACTCTTATGTGGGGTTATAATGTGTTAGATATTTCACATTCAGTTCGTAGGGCACAAGCTATTAATTCAGATATAAAATCATGGTCACTTAAGTATATTACACAATTTTCTGGTGTGGCTAAAAAGAATAGGGTTTACGTTCCTGGTGATATTCTTAATAAGACATGGTCAGACACTTCTGATTACGCTTTTAATGATTCTGATGGTGATTGGTATAAGATTACAGAAGATAGAGTCTTAGAAAAAGGGTATGTGGTTGTCAAGGGTGATTATATAGTTCAAAGATATCTATTAGATGACCTTTGGGAAACAGACCAGGTAGATGCAATATATAACCAAGCCGCTTATTTAATTGCTAAGTTATTACCAACGTCATATATGCGTTCATCTACAATGGGTACTGCTGGACAATGGAAATTGATTATGGCTGCATGGTCATATGAAAATGGTTTAGGTATACCAGCGTTAGAGAAGAAGAGAAACTTCGTTGGTGGTCTTTCTAGACTTATTGAAGTTGGTTACGCTAGAGATGTTGCTAAACTGGATTTCGCGGCACTATACCCTAAAACTCAATTAACATGGGGTATATTCCCAAGTTTAGATATATCTGGTGTTATGGAAGGTCTTTTAACATATGTTGTTGATAAGAGGGATGAATTTAAGTTTAAGATGGGTGATGCTAAGAAGTTAAAGTCTAAGTATCAAGATTTATTTGATAAAAATAAAGATAAGTTATCACCAGAAAGAACCACTAACGCTAAAAATATGATTAGTGAGCAAAATAAATTTGCATCTGACTTTGATAAAAAACAATTACCTCTTAAGATATTAGCTAACTCATTCTTTGGTGCTTACGGTGCACCTTATATATTCAATTGGGGTGATAGTGATTGTGCTGAAGAAACAACATGTAGAGGTAGACAGTCATTAAGACTTATGCTTAAACATTTTAAAGAAACACATGGGTTCAGGCCATTAGTGATGGATACTGATGGTGCTAACTTTGCATTACCAGAACATATTAATGATATTAAGTATGTTGTTAAGGCTAATCACTGGAAAACATCTAAGTATGAACCAGGTACAGAGTTAACTGGTCTTGAATCTGTATTAGCTGATTTCAATGAAACCTATATGGAAGGTAGAATGGGGTTGGATATTGATGATGTTTGTGATTCAACAATTAACTTTGCTAGAAAGAATTATGCTAACTTGATTGATGGTAAGGTTAAATTAGTTGGTAACTCAATTAAGTCAAAGGCAATGCCAGTTTATATTGAAGAATTCTTAGATAAGGGTGTTAGACTTCTTTTAGATGGTAAGGGTTATGAGTTTATACAATGGTATTATGATTATGTAAGTAAGATTTATAATTATGAAATACCTGTAGCAAAAATTGCATCAAAGTCTAAGGTTAAACTTACACCAGACAATTATAAGAATGTTTATTGTAGACAAAAGAATAAAGCTGGTAACCTTAAATCTAGGCAAGCACACATGGAATTAATACTTAAACATGATTTAAAAGTTAATCTAGGTGATGTTATTTATTATGTTAACACTGGTACTGCTAAGAGTCATGCTGATATTAAAACTATTAAGGATAAAAAGACTAAACAAGTTGTAGAGGTTGCATTTAACTGTAAGTTAGTACCATTAGTTGAGATAGAGAAGAATCCAGATTATACAACTGATGAATATAATGTAGCTAAGTATTTGGATGCATTTAATAAAAGAATTAAACCATTATTAGTTTGTTTCGACCCAGAAATTAGGAATGATATAATTATCGATGTTTATAAAGATAAAAAAACTAAGGTTCTTAAATTGAAAGAGAGAAGTGCTTTCACTAAAAAACAATGTGAAATGATTGCTGGTAAACCTTTTGAAGAATCAGACCAAGATTCATATGAATATGTTATGCGTATGAGTGATGAAGAAATTAGATTCTGGGATTCAGTTAATAAATTACCTAACTTTATGGAACAAGAAGAATGGGATGAACTTAGGGCTGATTATAAAGAAAGAAAACGTATAGAAAGAATTGAAGGTATTAAAGAAGAGAAAAGACTTCTAGATGATATCTGTATGAGACTTGAGATAGCTGATTATGATGAAATGAAGAGTAAAAATAAATTACCTAAAGAACTTCTAGGTTTTTGTGATTTATTCGAAGTGGATGGTAAGTTCATGTTAATTTCCAATAAGTGGGGTGTTGAGTTAGCTGATAGTTCGATATTACTTAAATACGAACCTAAAGCTAAAGAAAGACAGATTTATTATAATACATTAGAAGATGATGTAGATGATAGATATCAACAATGGTTAGATTATAAAGAATCAATAAGTAATCATAAAGACCCAGAAACAGTTTCTCAAAATATGGATGAGTTAAAAGCTGATATGATTAAATTCTTAGAAGATAATTACTGGGAAATGGGTTATGATGGTGAGTGGGTTAGAAAAGACTGGGATTATAATCAAACTGGTAGCCTTACTTTAGAAAAAGCTTATAAAATGGAAATGAGTTATCAAAATAATTTAGATAAAGCTAAGAATCAAAAACCAGATGATTTAATTATAAAATTTGAAAACGATTAAAATAAAAAAGGAGCTAATTAAAGCTCCTTTATTTTTTTGTATTTATTTTATGTAGAAACCTAATGGTCGGAATTTTAAATGTTTATTTAAGAATTCAGATTCATTAGCTGCTCTTTCAATTTGTTTTGTGGATGACAATCTATCAAGTCTAGTATCAAGTCTTTCAAGTACTGATTTTCTTTCATCATTACCTTCAGATAATAAAGATTCATAATCCATAGTTCTTTCGGCTTCTGGAGGACCTACAATACCACCAAACTTTCCTCTTGTTCTACCTAGAGCTCTTTTAGCTTCAGATATAAATAACTGTCTAACAAGTGTCTTGGTAGGTTCATTAAAATCAGCAAAATCTAATTTAGATAAAGGTACATCATTAGGTAATTTAATAATGTCTGGGTTATCTGCTCTACAATCATCAACATTCGATGCATCTGTATCATAATAAAAATACCATACCTGACATCCAGTTAAGTTAATAGAACTTCCTGGACCACCAATACCATGACCAAAGGTAAACTTAGAACCTGGTGTTGATAATAGGTGTAATAATCTACTTCCGTTAGGACCAGCAGTTAATTTATATGCTAATTCACTTCTTAATAACCTATTCTTAAGGTTTAAATCACTAGCAGTAAGTAAAATATCGTATGCTGGTGCGATGTAGTACCCACCGTTTCCACCGAAACCATATCCGTTTCCACCACCACCAACACCACCAAGTTGTCCGTAACCACCAGCGAAACCATAATCTAGTCCACCGTAGTTAGCGAATAAGGCTGCTTGTGTTGTGGGAGGTGTAATCCATAAAACTTCATTTACTTCTCTACCAGGTGGTATTTCATAAACTTGTCTTCCATTTTCTAATGTTACATAATCCTTTTTAAGTTCCCAAGGACCTCTAGCTTGTAATCCTACTTGTTTTGAGTATGCGTATGTGTATTGGGTCATGAAATCAAAATCTCTAACACTCAAAGCGAAAGCCATGTCTGTAGTGTCTATGTTTTGACCTAGTAATGATTGCCATTGATGTTCTATAAGCCATTCTTGTACGTATTGCGCATAGTCTTCAATAGCAATATCCAATAGCGTACACAACATATCGTCAGTTAATTCAATCTGACGAAGAGGGGCACCCATAGATACCCTAAATTGTTCAAATATTCTGTTCTTGTCTTCGTTACTAATCGGCATAATATCTATTTATTATATAAATATTATAAAAACTAGTAATCTTTTAATTTTCTTCAGATAAGAATTTTTTAGTTAAATCAAAAGCTTCTTGTATAGTCTTGAAACTTACTTCTGGTGATAACAATGTTTTATTAACCAATATGATTGGCACACTATCTGTTTTACCAATCTTCATTATCTTATCAACCTCTTTGTCGTTTTTTTTGTCTTCAATATCAACATAGATATAATCTAAACCATCTTTATCAAATAGTCCTTTAATTTCTTGACAGTATGGACAATCTTTAAATCCGTATAATCTTACTTTATTCATAATCTTCTATTATTTCATCTAGCATCTGACCTATAACGTCATCTTCATTTATTTCTACTTGACCCATTATGGTGTCAATGATATTTTGTTTTCTTTGTAGAGTACCCCATATTCTTATTGATACCGTATCTTCAAATAATTGATAATACACCGTTACATTATTCTTCTGACCAATTCTGTAACTCCTATCTTCCGCTTGTTCGTTGTTTCCTGGCACCCAGTCAAATGAATTAAATATTACATGTGTGGCTTCAGTAAGTGTGATACCAACACCAGCTGATATAATATTACCAATAAACACTGTAACCTTATCTGATTGTTGAAATTTATCGATTGATTTTTGTTTATCCTTATCACTCATAGAACCGTGATGTATGACACATTTATTACCAAAGTAATTCTCCAACTCCATTAATTCGTCTGTAAAGCTACAAAATATAATAACCTTATGTCCTTGCTCTAAAATCTCTTCGGCTTGCTCTATGGTCTTAGGAATGGCTTCCATGGCAACATATTTCCTTAAAAGACCTAACTCAACTAAGTCTCTTTCTGGTTCACCTCTTTTTTTCTTAGCTCTCCTTTCTTCAAGGTACTCTTCCCATAGGTTGTCATAATTAGCCCATTGTTTCTTATTAAACTTATGGTATAATGGTACGACATTCTTTTCTGGCATATCGCCTATCTCAGTCTTAAGTCTTCGTAAGTAAACATGTTTAGTCTTTAATGCTAGTTCTTCTAGGTTGGAAGCTCCGTTTGTCAACCAAACTCTTTTTTGTCTACCATTCTTAAGTGTTGTGGTTATTTGTCTACCCTCACAATATCTTAAAACAAAGTGTTTCCAGTTATCAGCTATTGGTGATTTTATCAACTTCAATAAATTATAATAATCCATTGGTCTGTTAGCTACTGGGGTACCGCTAAGTAACCACACTTTTTTGTCACCGTAGTTAGTACATAAGTCTTTCATTATAGCGCCTCTATTACTATTAGGGTTTTTTAATTTATGTGCCTCATCAATAATAATTAAATCAAAATTAGCTTTAACTAGTTCTTGACTATCCCAACAGATATCTTCTTCCCTTATATTCTTATCTGGTATTTCATGGAAATTTTTAAGTATGTCATAATTTATAATAGTAAACTTAGCATCCTTCCATCTCTTACCTTCAATTATGGCTGTATCCATTTCTTGGAAGTATTGTATTTCTCTTTCCCAGTTAATCTTAACTGCTGAAGGACAAACAATTAGTATTTTTTTAGCACCAGATTCTATTGCTGCTATAACACTCATCATCGTTTTCCCAAGCCCCATGTCGTCAGCTAAAAGACAACCCTTATTTGTTAATAAGAACTTAACACCATTTATTTGATGTTCGTAAGGTGTTCTACCTATTGTTCCGTCTTTAAGTTGGAATTGGTCTAACTCTATGTATTTTGTGAAGTCAACATCTATATCAACTTCTTTATAGAATGGGTCATCAAGTACTTGTGTTTTTGGTATGAAGTACATTTCAGATTTATCTTGATTTCTTTTTAGTTTACCATATACGTGATAAACCTTTTCACTTTCTGCTAAGATATATTCAAAAAGTATTTTCTCTGGAACAAATGATAAATTATAATGTTGTTTTAGTTCCTCACCTAGGTACGTAGTTATACTAATAACCTTATTCACATGAATAGGTTCCTTATCATGATTGTTTATAATATACTTGGTTTGATTTGCTGTAAGTTTTAGCTTACCACTCTTACTTAATTTTAATTTTAATTTCTTTAAGTAAGGGTTTTTACCAGTATAATTTTCCAATATAGTAATAGCTGAACGCCCTTTTATATCGTCCAAATTTATCAATTTTAAAATAATTTAACAATATCGTTATTACTTAAATATAACGAATTTTTTATAAAAAATCAATAGTTTACTGATTATTCTTTGTTTCCAAATATTTATCTAAAAAGATATTACGAAAATAAAAAATAACTTATTATGCCAAAGAAGAACGTACCCATAAATAGAATCAATAAATTTTTTTCAGAAGAAGATTTTAACTTAGAGGTTTCTTTCGGTAGAGAGGCTATAGAAGGTGATGGTAACTTTGTTGTCATCCTATATAGGGTTGATAGAGAAAGAACTGAATCTGATGATTTATATGGTGAAGCTGTTAAGGATGGGATTAAGTTTTTCCCACCAGTTGAGTTGAGGGTTATTCCTATTATGAATGAACCTGAAAACAAAGCTTATAATAGTGGTTCTGGTTCTCTTAGATATTTACAAGATGGTCAATTAACTTTTGGTATCTATGATGCTCAATTGGAGGAATTAGGTGTTGAACTTAATTATGGTGATTATGTTGGGTATCAAGTTAGTGAAACTGATATTAGATATTTCTCAGTTAGTAATGATGGTATTAAGAATTACGATAACAAACATACTATTATGGGATATAAGGGTGCATTTAGGACAGTTGTTTGTGCTAGTGTGGAAGAAGATGAGTTCCGTGGCCTTTAATGATATTATATTAATATGAAGACAATTAAAATATATACATTATCAGATTCCGAAGGAGTTAAGTACGTGGGTAAAGCTAAAGATATTAAACATAGATATTATAGACATATATTTGATGCTAGGAATAAAAATAGATTAAATAAAAGAGATGCTTGGATTAAATCTTTAATTAATAAAGGAAAAAAACCAATATTAGAAATAATTGATGAAGTTACGGTAAATGATTGGGTATTCTGGGAAATGTATTGGATAGAACAAATGCATTCTTGGGGTTTTGATTTGAAAAACATGACAAAGGGTGGTGAGGGAACCTATGGTAGAATAGTATCTGAAGAAACTAAAAAGAAGATGTCTAACGCTAAAAAAGGTAAGATACCCAAGAATATTAATATATTAATTAAGTCAAGTATTAAAGGTAGTGTATTACAATATACACTTCAAGGTGATTTAATAGGTGAGTGGGAATCGGTTAATAAGGTTAAATCTGATTTAGGTATATCTAATATTGATTTGGTTGTTAAAAGAAAGAGGAATAGTGCTGGTGGGTTTATATGGAGGTATTCAAATGAGCCACTATCATTAAAAGAATTAGAAATTATAAAAGAAAGACATAATAAACAAAAACCAAAAAAGATTTTACAAATAGATAAAAACGGAAAAATAATAAAGGAATGGGATTCTGTTACTTCAGTTAAATTGGTATATGGTCATATAAATGCTGTACTTAGAGGTGATAGAAAAACAGCTGGTGGTTATCACTGGAAATATAAAGAAGGATTATAAAAATAATTTAATATGGGAATGCCAAAAGGATTTAGGAAGAATTTAAAATTTATTAAGGGTAAGGTTGGTCCAGAGAGAAGAAGAGAGATTCTTGAGGATATAACCGAACATGGTACATTTCTACCTAGAGGTGTTATGTATGAAGATATGGATAAATCATTTATAGAGTTTGTTGAGAAAGATTTAGAACTTGTATTAGATGGTGAAAAGGTTCCAGTATTATTCTTAACACTTCAAAGGTGGTCAGAGTTTTCAAAGACATGGCAACACTCCGATAAGTATAAGAATATTAAGATGCCTTTTATAACAATAGTTAGGCAACCGAATCCTCAAGTGGGTAAAAACCAAGCTGGTCTTTATAATATTCCTGGTAGAAACACATATACATATATGAAAGTTCCTACATTTGAGGGTGGTAGAAGAGGTATTGATATGTATAAGATTCCTCAACCAACTTCAGTAGATATTAATTATGAAGTTAGATTGTTCTGTAACAGAATGAGAGACTTAAATAAGTTTAATATAATGATTCAACAAGCTTTTAACGCTATTCAGTATTACATTAAGATTAATGGTCATCCAATGCCGTTATTATTGGAAAGTATTGGTGATGAGTCTAATATTGATGATTTTGAAAATAAAAGATTTTATGTTCAACCATTTGAAATAAGACTTCAAGGTTATATTTTAGATGAGGAAAAGTTTGAAGTTATACCAGCTATTAATAGAGCTTTAGCAGTAGTTGAAGTTGATGACAAACCAATTGTTCCTAGAGTAACTATGAGTACTAATGCTACTGATGGTTCGGTTAATTATAACGTAATATTTAAACCTAAATCAGAACCAGATTTCACATTTACACCTGACTTTGATATTAAGTTTACAGATATTGTAAATATTGAAGATGTTAATAACATAGTTATAAAAGTTAATGGTGTTGAGAAGTTTAATGGTATTGATTTAGTAACACCCATAGTCGTTAGTACTGGCGACTCAATATATATTAAAATAAATAAAGATTTTTATTCCACTGGTAAATTCACTTTACTTGGAAATATAATATAACATAAGGACTTATGAGTTGTAATAGTAATACACCTAACATTAATAAAACATTTATAATTGAACCCTTATCATTAACTGGTGGGAGTCCAACACTTAGTGCTTGTACATCACTTTATACTAATTTAATTCAAAGTTGTAGTGGTGATACAACTATTACAATGGGTACTGGGGTTATAACATTTAATAGTAATGTTAATGGTATTAATTCGTTTACAGCAAATACTATTGAAGCTAACACTTATTTATCTGGTGGTACTAATATATTAGATATTGTAAATGGTAATGATACTTTTGTTACTGGTGGTACATTTAATGATGTTTCTGATACACTTACTCTAGTTAGGAATGACGGTGCTAGTGTTGTAATTGGTGGATTAGCTAATTACTACGTGACTGGTGGTACATATAATAATAATACTGGTTTAATCACTTTTGATAGAAATGATACTCTTTCAGCATTTACTGTTGATTTGTCTACTATAGATGTTAATGATACTTTTGTTACTGGTGGTACATTAGTTAACACTGATTTAATATTAAATTTAAATGATGGTTCAAGTACTTCATCAATTGATTTAAGTGGTTTAGAATTTACTGGTAATACTTCAGGTACTTGTATAAGTGATATACATGTTTCTAATATCCATTCTTGTTCACCACTTAGGATAAACCCAAATGATGAAGGAAATATTTATTTCGGGTCAACAAGTGGAGTTACTATTGACTTATTAAGCTCTAGTACGGGTAGATTGGGTGTTGGAACTAATACCCCAAATGTGGAATTACATGTAAAAGGTAATAGTTCAATACTTAGGTTGGAAACTACATCACTAACAAATAATAATTATATTGAGTTTTGGGACCCTACAGAAAGGAAAGGTTTTTTAGGGTATGTATCAACTTTTAATACAGATGCCTTATTTATTAGGAATGAAGAGGACAATGCTGATATTATCATTAGTACTACAAATAGTGGTGGTACATCTATAACTGCT